AAAATGCCGCAGAAAACGTTATGGTAACCTGCGTATCACTGTTGTATGTTACATCACCAATTACCACCGTACCTGTAGAATCAACGACTGTTACTGAAGGACGACCCCCTAATGTATGTGCAACTATCCAAGTTGTCGCTGCCGATCCTTGCGTATGGATATGCCGATCAGCCCCAGTTAACGTAATATACGTTGCAGGCCATGCCCCACTTGTTTTCGGCCCGTACAAACGAGCCTCCCCGCTTGCAATAATTTGCCAGATGTACCAGTTCCCATTGGTTCCGGTTGCGGCAGTCGGTGCGATAGTTCCAGTAAGAATGATTCCCGACGAAGAAGCAAGAGAAGAAACTACTTTTACATAAATTTTATTAGGTTCAGATGCTGTCGTAGTAACAACATTACGCAATTCCTCTGCCGTAATATTATTTACAACCTCTGTAACAGTTACCGTATAGTCACTCATGTCGTTACATTCTCATCAAGATCAAAAATACCTTGTAGAACACGATCTACTGTCCCATCCGAAGATACAACCTCTAAATCATAGATGCCACTGAACTGAAGGGCCGCAGTATCGGCAGCAGAAATCAATAAAGTTATGCTTCCAGCATTACTATCAAACGTCATTCTGTTGTTCTCAGTGGTCAGTTCGATCAATGCCGAAGCGGATTCAATATCTTTGCGAACCTGCATACGACCTGTCTTGCCGCTGAGATCAACGATACTGTCGTCGTAGTTAGTAATTTCTATAACACGCTCAAACGTAGCGCCCTGATCACAGGTAAAATTATAAATACCAGCGGGCATACTATTACCTCAGTAAAGATAGTTTTGAAAATCTGCCCTCTGCCTTGACAGATCTCCTCACAGAAAAGTCTACATCATCCATCGTTCATCTCTGGGTTAAAGTTGGGGTTGTAAAACTGATCATCAAAAAATCGTTCACCGTACTGCAACAACCCGTAGATAGCCCACGGGGTGCTTTGGGGACTGGTAGATACCAAAAGTGTGTTCCCCTCGTCAGTCATGACCTCTGCGATCACGACATAATCCTTTACAACAACAGGAAGATCCTCACCAAACTTGTCGGCAACTTCGACATCAACAATCTGTTTGCCGGGATCGTTAGAGTTATCGTCTTCCATCAGCAGATACTACTTCATGGCCTCAAAGATCCGCGTCAGCATCCCTTTGATGCTTGCGGTAAAGACCCTTCATAGAGAACTTTCCTATTCCCCCATAAGAAAGACCGCGAAACTTCCCAGTTTCATACATCCCTGCATCACCAAGAATAACCTTGCCTATAGTGTCGCTTCTCTTAAATAGAATCAACTGAAAAATAGGTGTTCCGGCTTTAATTACAAAGGTTTCCTTAGTCATCACCCGTAAAACAACATTAATGTTGTGATAAAAGTCGGTATGAACTATCGCTGGTAAAACCTGATAACGCTCATCCGGCTCATACGCTATGGGCAAAACCAGCATGGAGTATCCCGGTGCTGTCTTATACAGAAACGGTGAAACAACCTTCGGAAACCCCGCCTCATCAAAAGCCCTCCCACGACTGATGGGACACCCCTCCGCGATACTCCCACCAAAATGATCAACATCGAAAGCACGATCACTAGTTCTTCCACGAACATCGTCCATGCCCATTTGAAACACTTCGATGTCACACCACAAGGGAACCGTCAAACCGATAGATAGATAATCCTGAATACCCTTACAACTAACTATTGTGCCGGGTTTCGCTATCTTTGGACTCCTGTACCATTCCGGCCAACCATCCTTGCTCAATTTGGGAGGGTTTTCAATCAGTCGATTATCAGAAGGGATGATCAGGATCTCTCCCTTTTTGACCTTCGGCCAATCCAAATACGATCGGATTTTACTGAAGGTTTTCAAGCGCCTCATGATGATCCATGATTGGGTGAGCGGATTGATTTTCTCGTATTTTCCATATAGCATCCTCAACCGAATCTTCCCAAACAAACGCCTGTATCGCCCTAAAGGCTGAATCAGGGTTCAAAACACCTTGACCTTGTCCCACATGATAAAAATGCGGTAAACCAAACATCGCCAATTCTCCATGACTGAAGTCCATCTGTTGTGGCGGACGTTCCGACCAAAGGCCCAATAGTCGTTCCAAACTTTCCGGAATAGGCATATCCTGTAAGGCAGACCAAAACGGAGTATCGGTTCGATCACTGACGTAGTGCAATCGAATCATGTCAAGAATATTGGCCATCATCCCATTGAACTGTCGGTTGTATTCTTTCGGAATCCATTCATTGCCCTTTTGAAAAGATGCAAGATAGCCGATTAGAGACTTTGCCTGAGTAATCGTAGACCCAATGGAAGTCGCTTCTAATGGTTCTACAAAAGATCCGGCCAAACCGACTGCTACACAATTGCCAACCCACGGCTCTTCCAAATGCCCCGGATCGAATTGGAAATGTCGGTGATCCGATATTTGGACATCCAACAATTCTTCCATTTCGGCAACCGCTTCTTCTTCTGTGCAAAATGAAGAAGAGTAAACATATCCATTGCCTCGTTCTGCCTGAGTCGGGATTTCCCACGCCCAACCACTATCCAATGCCCTCGCACGGGTGTATGGCCTCAACTCTCCACTTTCATCCGAAGGTGTTCGGAAAGCAATCGCGGAATCCGTTAACAGATACTCACCGAACGAGTTCCACGTTTGTTTAGAGAGATGTGAAATCAAAACCTTGTTGAAACCAGAGGCATCTATCCAAAAGTCTGCCCTGATCGTCCTATCCGCTGACGCCGTTGGATCATCCAGTTCCACACTGACAATCCAATCGTCTTTTACAACAACCCTCTGAACCTCTCCATCTATGATTTTGATATTTCGATTACTTACCTTCATCCTAAGAAAATCATTCAACTCTTCAGTATCAAAATGAAACTGATTGACACTCCTATGAGGATTATCCGCTGGAACCTTATTTTCCAACAATCCTTTATGACAGGTGTGTTCAGTCAACAACCATTCTTTAGACAAAAATCCAGCATACGCTCCGTTGAAACCAAACATCCGCGGAACAAAATCAGGTAATCCAGAAGTCACATGAAAATAGTCAGGAGTGTGATCGGTCCATCCTTCAAAACGAATACCCTTTTTATGGGTAGCCAATGCTGCAACAATCATTTCTGCGGGTTCTATCCCACAGAAATTCATAAATCCCAACCAATGTTCCGTGGAGCCTTCCCCCACCCCTATGGTTCCGATCATGTCAGACTTGACAACCACTATCTCATGTTCTGGGAAAGCAGAACGTAGAATGAGCGCGCTGATTAGTCCTGCATTCCCTCCTCCGACAATTCCAATTTTTTTAATCATGTTCACGAATACCAAGTAACCAGCGAATATTTAGTTCCACCCTCTACCGGGTGGGCGATGTGCCCGAAAGGGAAATTGGAAGGAAACAAGACTAACGTTCCTGCCGATGGGGTGATCTTTATATCGAAGTAGGGAAATTCCAATTCGCCGCCATCGAAGTTGTCGTTAAGGAAAAACACCATACTTAAGGCTCTCTGATTTTGTTCCGCATGGTCATGGTGGAAGTGGTATTCCGCTTTGTTTTGATAGCGGATGACCGTAAAACCTTCATCCTTTCTTAGATGAAGATCATAAACAGATCTGAAATTGTTTACTTTTTCGTTGAGTTCCCTACTAAACTTTTTGAGTTCTTCTGCTAGGGGTATGAAATCTTTATCGTTGTATCCCCAAACCTCACTGATGCTGCTTTCCACGCTGCTTCTGTAATCAGTTTGCTGATGGTTACCGGGAGTGCCTGTTATGGATCGCTTCCATGCAGTAACCGAATACTCCAACTCTGCGGCCTTTAGTGTTTCATCTAGTAATTTGTCAGCATCGGAGTACCACCCTTCATGGATCAGTACACCCGGTGCGGGATTTTCAACTGGCATGTTTCACCCACTTAATTTCATCGTGATTAAGATCTAAATACATATTACTTCCGGGGAAAATATTCATTGGGTGTTCAATTCCATAATGCGAAGAAAAATCAGGAATATCCCCCTGACAGAAGCAAGTCAAATTTACTATTCGGTGCCCTGCCAAAACGGGGATGACATTATGAGAATAAATGAAATTTGCCGGATAGATGAGAACATCCCCCTTTTGAGGTTCGTGTGTCGCTCCCACATACGGCCACGAAACTTCCCCTCCGGTAAAACTATCTCCTTCCGGTTCGTCATCCGGTACCCAATCACTCATGAATTGGAGGGCACATAGAATTCTTTGAGGAGCAACAAGATCTCTATACGATTTCCCTGTTCGATTAGGACCGGTAAAATGCTCTCCGGGCGTGTTGTCGGAATGAGTACCCATGTTGGCACCGGGAAAATAATAGAGAAGCCTATGTGCCTCCTGCCATTGGATATCCTGAAAACTGGTCGGGTACTCCTTCATGTACTCCAACAAGCATTTCATCATCACACCCTGAAGCATGAAAACATATTTATCATCTTCGCTGTCCGCCAATCCATCTTCAGGAAAGTTCCTGATACGAATCGGGCCAGTTATTTCATAGTTGTGACGATGTCCTTCCCGATCATCAACCCAAGATTCCCCGCGTTCTATCTCATACCGATTTTTCCAAAGAACATCGGCATACCCATCTGAAATCTCAAATGCATCACGCCACAATCCAATACCGGGAAAAAGTATTTCCATCACTTTTTGTTTCCGTCCTGAAATGCCGCTTTTCGTTTGAACGCAAAAAATAACGCCGTTGCTAGTTCCTCTCCATCATGTAGAAGCGACACTTCGTACTTTCCAATATTCAAAATAGGAAACACCCAACGTGCCCGATGTTTTTCACACCACACCGGAATCAAATCTTCGTGAGCCATTTCTTTCTTACGAGCATTAAAAACAGAAATAGTAGTCTTTCCTCGTAAATCTAAAAACTCATTCGTCCATATCACGGCCTGATGGCTACCCACATTGATTTCACTATCAGCCAGCGCTACACCGGTTATTTCCGGAACTTTGAATATCTCAGCCTTAGACGGAGTGATATCAGGATGTTCTTTAAGGATTTTGTCCGGTATCCCATGAACAATCGGTATGCCCCACATTGTTGCCTCAGCAACATGCGGCTCTATTTCCTCGTCTGTAGGAACGTAATAATATGTCTTCATTTAAATGTTGGCAGTGTCAAGGGCAATGCTGCTGCCATTTACTCCTGTGTTAATAGAATAACTCGGTGTACCAGCATTTCTGGTGACCACAATCAAAACACCGCCTCCACCGCGACCGCCTCGCTGCCCCTGATAGCCAGTTCCACCCGCCCCACCGGGATAATCAATCGCCGCCTGATGGCCCGTACCCGGAGGAGTGGGAGGCGTTCCATGAGTATCCGGAGTGAGATGGTGTGTGATGTGATGGTTTGTCATGGGAGCGTGATGATGATCTGATGCATCAGGATTCGTGTGATGATTTTGTTCCGAATCGTGATGATGATCTGATGCATCAGGGTTAGTGTGATGATTTTGTGCCGCTGCATTATGATGATCTGATGCATCAGGATTCGGAGTGGGTGGATTTGGGGGATAATTCGTGGGGGGCGTTCCGTGATGGTTCGTAACCACATGATGGTTCGTGTACGGGTTTCCGGGGTTGTGATGATGACTGCCCGGTTGCACCATATGGTTTGTCGGGTTGTGGTTTCCGGGGTTGTGATGCGGAAACGGTTGGAAATTATGGTGACCCGGATTTTCGCTACCCGGAATCGTGACATGCACAGGAGGATTCGTCACTGGCGTATCAGGATTTGTACCGGATGTGCTGTCATGATGATGCGATGACGCATCAGGGTTCGATGTCGGGTCCGGGCTGGCCGTTCCCGGCGTTGGATCTGTGCCGTGATGGTTTTGAACCCCGTGATGGTTTTGAACTGCCGTCGGGGGTGTGCCGTGATGGTTTTGAACCCCGTGATGATTCTGTTCTGACGCGTGACCACTGGTGTGGTGATGGTTTTGGACAGGCGGATTGCCATGACCCGGATTAGCATGGTTATACGCCGGGTCGGTGTACGTCGGAGCGGGCGTTCCGCTTGTTCCAGCAGCACCATCAGTTGACGTTCCACCCTCGCAATACAAACCACCTGAACCAGTGATCTGACGGGCAGAAACCATAACTACGGCACCACCACGGCCACCCGTTCCCCCAGCGCCACCAGTCCCCGAAGAACCCTTCCCCCCCGGTACGCCGACTGTGTTCGCACTCGGAGGCCACGATCCGGCTACCCCGGCTCCTGAAACTCCATCCGCTCCGGTACCCCCACCAGCACCACCCTTCGCACGAAAAAAGTCTGTTCCACGCTGCTTATAAGCGTTAATAGCATCACGCAAATCATAGAAATCATTGGCTGCTACACCAACCGAAGTGTTCACGGCCCCAGAGCCGCTAAAAGTGAACCCCGAAGACTCAAAGTCGTCGGGTTCGCCAGCGCCGCCCAAACCGTCCGTGACACTCTCCCCAACGGCTACGGTTCCCTCCAAAGAACCAGTGCCGACACTTGTAACTGTGTCTTTGATCCCCAAGTCGCCCGTCAAGTTCAAAGTGTTTTTTACGAATACTCTCCAACCGTTCGGATTTAGAACCACTCCACTATTTACAGTGAGATTGTTGTAATACATATCCCCAGAAAGATTGGTATTCGTGGTGACCGTTACATCACCGTCTTCGCCGCTTCCAAAAACCAGTTCCCCATCGAATTGAAGGTCGCCAAACTCGTCCTCAGGCAGCATTTCAACTACATAAGGAAGTAAGTCCTTTTCTCGGCGGACACCCTGATCATATTTCGGATCAGCCATCAGTCAGCCTCTAAGAAATAAGTATTCCCCGCTGATCCAGTTCCTGAACCAGCCGCACTCAGCGTGTACGAATGGCTTTTATCTGAGGAAATTAAGAACATCACACCGCCACCCGCATTTCCAGATGCTGCTGCCGAAATGTTTCCATCTCCGAAAAGATAACGAGCAGTAACGATTACCACACCACCGCCATAATTTGTTCCATCTCCTGCTCCGCCCTTGAGAAGATTGATAGTGCCATTACTGGGATCAAACGAATAACCATCAACAACATTCAAAGGATTCTTGTACCACTTCGTTCCACCCAAAGCAGCGGTAGGGGCAGTCACCGTGTAAGAAGCAGAAGCACCACCCAACGAATTGGTTGCATTCGTATTTTGTGTTCCGATCCCCAAGGATCCTTGAGAACTAGGTCCGGCTGTCATCCCGATTGTTCCCCACAGGAACAAATTGCGTTGAACAAACACCCGATAACCCGCAGTATTCAAAGTTTTCGTGGCATCAACCGTCAAATCAAGATAATACTTATCTTCAGTCAGAGTTGTGTTCGCGCTGATGGTAACAACGCCGTCTTCTCCACTCCCGAAGATGTGTGATGGCGAATCATAGAAATCCGCTAAAGCGTCAGGAGCGCCTATTCGGACAAGCCGCCCAGCCATTACGCCTCCTGAATGCCAAATGAATGAATCGAAACCGAACTAACGACCGACGCAGAAGCCTGAATAAAATCACCAGTCGCCATGACAGCCGACAAGTTGACAAAAGTTGTTGACTTTGAATCAACACTTACATCATAAAGAACTGCATTAGTAGCACTAGCAGATCCGCCACTAGGAACTAGATAAACAGAAACAGTCCTATTGGCAGCAGCGGTATTACATAAAGCGATCTGCTTCACAATTGTCGTAGTAGACGCTGGCACGGTATACAACGTCGAAGGCGACGTTCCCAACTGTGTAGGCGCATGTAGTTTCGTATGAGTCATTGCCATTAGACCATAACCTCCATGTAGAACTGTGTTTCTACATCGTCAATAGTAGTTTGGAACGCGTTCAACTGGGCAACACTCGCATAACCATAATTCTCAATCTTGTCCTTAATTGCCCCTGAAGTCATAAGCGAAACGTCGTTATCTGTAAAACTTGATCCGGAATCCACATTGGAGATCCCAACACTGTCCACAGTCAGAGTTCCAGTGATTGTCACATCATTGGGAAGACCGACCGTGACTGCTCCCAAACTAGTGAATGCCTCCACCTCATTTGCGGTACCGGTAACCGAAGAAATAGCAGCAGCAGAAGTGACGTAACCATAATCTTCGATCTTGTCTGCGATAGCCCCAGAAGTCATGATCGAAGTGTTGTTGTCCGCAAAGGATTCAGCGGAGGTTTGAACCGCAGCAATCCCCACGCTGTCCACAGTGAGTGTTCCAGCAATCGTCACATCGTTCGGAAGACCAATAGCGATAGCACCCGAAGATGCCGACACCGAAATCTGAGCAGCCGTACCCGTCAGAGATGAAACCGTTGTATTCCATACCATGCCTGACGCCTGAGAAGCATCAGCCGACAAAACCCGACCATCAGCACCAACCCCGACCTTGACGGCGGTGTCATCCGCACTCCCAACAAGGAGATCGCCTTTGGCGTCGATAAGTGAAATGGGAATAGTTCCTGCGGCTGTTGCATACGCATACGCGAGGATCTTGTCCTGAACCGCAGCAGATGTCATCACCGAAGTGTCATTATCAACAAACGATTCTGAACCTGTTTGAACTGTAGAAATCGCGACACTGTCGATAGTTAGAGTGCCAATTGTTACAGCACTGGGAAGGCCAATGGTAATACTCCCGGTTGAAGCGTCTACTTCAACCTCATTGGCCGTTCCAGTAAGACTGTTAACGATGCTCGCCCACGCCAGTCCGGTTCCAGCGGAGGAATTAGCAACAAGTGCTCGATTGTTGGTGCCTACAGCAAGTCTTCCTACAGTATTATCCGCTGTTCCGCCAAGAAGATCGCCCTTGGCGTCAATCGTGGACGCCCGCATCTCATCGCCATCATTCACCAAAACCCATGCACCACCCGGCCCTCCGACTTGAACCTTCAAAGTGGTATCAGCCGTGTTGTAATGGAAATATCCGCTAAGTTCACCAGACGCAGCACTGTTGCTTTCCGTCCATCCCGCAGCCTTAGAATCCAACTGAGAAAAGGCGTCATTAAACTGGACGCGACTGAACGAATCCAAACTGGTTGACCAGTTGATCAACGAAGTAAATCTAGATCCGGGTGTTATGGCCATAATGACGCTCCTAAATAAATACTACACTTTAAGTGGGCAGTGTCTGCCTTACTCTTTCCATATCCGCCGTGGATAATGCTTCATTAAAGATTGCGAAATGATTAAACTGCCAACCCGGTTTGTTATTGGAATGAAACGTAACATTCGCATCCGAATAACTTCCCGTTCGGGTGGCTAATCCCTTAGTTGTGGTGTCTGTTGCATTCGATATTGCTGTTCCATTCGCATACAACAAAATCTTGTTATTTGCCACATCGCGAACTAGACCGACATGATTCCATTCTCCGATACGGGAAGTGTCATTCCAAGTCAGCGAAGCCGTGTTGAATGCTGTGGCCGACTTGTCGAACGCGTCCGTGACAATAAAAGTCACCCCACTACTACTGAATTTCATTTGGAAATTGGGATGCTTGAAAACGTAATCGTCGTAACCGAAATCCGTTTTCAAGCGCCGATAATTAATCGACAGAGAAATGGGCACATCCCGACCTATTGATAGTTGGGGAGAACAAGAACCACCCTCCCGATTCAACTGAAATAGATCCCTGTCAATAATCGAAGAATGCTCGTATGCGTCAGCGTCCTCCCACGCACGATTGATCGTCCATGTTTCACCTGTAAGATTTGTACCAGTGCTTGCTGTAATAGTATGGGCTGTAATGGTGCTTGGAAGGAACGTATATGTTTCTACTCCTGCTACTACAACCTTTTCGATTTGTTTCCCACCATAAGTGCCAGCAGCCCAAGTAATCGTAGTTACACCCGTTCCTGTTCCCGTGGCTGTAGCCCCATCCATATAAGTAACTGTCCAGTTGTAGGTGCCATTATCCATTCCAGAGACAACAAGGCTGTCACCAGAACTACTTTGATTTCCTAAATACAAATAGTCAGTTCCCGTGTGTGGTAACCCAATCCAATTTCCTATCGTAAGAGGACTTGTCTCGTATTCGATTGTGTATGCAACGTCGGTGTTTTTTGCACAACTCTGGGTGAAAGTATCAACCCCGTCGTAAAGGGCTGGGGTTGTCGTATAAGAAGTGGAAGTTGTCAAATTCAGGTCTACTACTGCGGACATGGTATTTGAAAAGCCCGATAGAGAACTATCCATCGTTCCATCGGCAATAACTGCCCTATAGCCAACAACCCCATTGTCCCCATCAGTTACATGGAAAAACTCAGCCGTTGCTGTGTTGTCGTAACGATTGAAAGCCGCCGTATTATTGAGTGTATTAATCAAATAATCCGTGGGATGGCACACCCCGTGCAATGTTGGAGCAACATAGAAACTAATCGTTCCGTTGCTGTAGTCGCCGCCCGTAGTAGTGGTAGCAAACCGTATCCACCTATCGCCCGTTATGCTGAAGTCATACGATGCATCATGTATCGCAGAATCGTATGCGGTACTCACACCGGAACTACTAGATCCCCTGTGATATCGGAGTGTGCCGGTTTGATAGATTTCGCACTCGCAATGGTCGGCAGCAGAACTGGTGCCCTGTTTGAACAAGGTAATATTGGAACCACTTCCAAAACTGATATCCGAAACATGGAATATGTAATCCGTGGCTGTTGCAGACAGACCCGTTGACACTGTCGCTGCTTGTATGTAAGCCTCCGACCCACTCACTCCGGACGGATAAAACGCAAACCCTGTGTTGTACCTAGCCCCAGCGATAATCCCGTAACGTGAAGCCTTCGGATCAGAAAGTGAATCGTCAAACAGATTGATGTGACGGCCCGAACCCGTAACGTCAGGTATGGCAGAACAGGCGTCGTTCCCGAATTTGAAAACACTCTCATCGTTAGCAATTACTCCTGCGCCCGGAACGTTGGCTTCTAAAATATCTTTCGCCTCATAAGCGAACTGTGCGGCATCTCGTGCCTTGTTGGATTGACTCCCTATTGTTCCCACAGCGAGGGTCGGTTCCATCTCTGTTTGAACCAGCGTCCCACCAATATCGGGATCGACATCTGCATCAAAAACATATTTAACAAGAAACGGAGATTCCCTGTAATGCTTCTTAATTCTAGTGAAATAACTCGCAGGCGTATCCGTGTCTAAAACTGTTCCAAGATACGAGTTCATCGCTTCTGGTTTCCCAGCATTAAGCCCATTAAACCCATACAAAATTTGTTGTCGATAAGCGTCTATGTTTTCATAACTTGAAGAACGAGCCGCAGCCCAAGTAACTGAATCTTCAACTGATTCGGCATCCAAAAGATCAATCGCCTGCCAGTTCGTAGAATCCGACGACAAGTTCCAATCTGGCAGCGACAGCCACATGGCCAATCCCGTGTATGGATTATTCAACTCCACACCCACCAGTTGAGCCAACCACCTCAAAGAACTCTCTTCGATCTTTAAAGGATCCGTTAAAGAAGATTTGGTTTCTGTGTCAGTTGCTGAATCCGTACTTCTCGTATACACCCAAGACCGAAGTTCTTCCCCAATGATTACTCCATATCCATATGTCGCAGCAAGCAGACGTTTTGCTATTAGATTAAATCCCAAAAGTCCAGAGATATCACTTCTTTGATCCAATGCACGAATATATTCTGGCAATAGCCTGTAAGTATTATTCAATGTTGGATTATTCAATACTGTTGATTGATTGATTGCAAACACATCTGTCAAAAAGTATGATTGATCTGCTGCCGTAGCGGAATCACAAGTAAACACAACCCTTGCATAGTTCGCTGAGGCGGGAACCCAGTTCCGCTTTGCCCCGGCTATGGGTGTCCCTTTCTGATAACCAAACGGAAAGACCACCTGCACCAAAGGAATAAGAGCCGGAGCGGCAGAAGTCGTACTTGGGTCTATGAGAAATTCTTGTTCATGTGTATGTGTCGAAGCAACCCACGCCCCGTCCGATTCGGTTTCTCCCGCGTATTCCAAAGGAGAGGCAACACCAGAACTCACATCAAAATATTCGATCTTGATTTTGACTGTTGTAGCGGCCAGATCTGTACCGACATGAACAATGCCGCTAACTTGATAACTCTCATCAGAGACAACAGGAAACAGTGGCGACTTTGCTAAGACCTCACCAGCGGCTAGAGAAGTAACAAGAAACCCAGTCTTTCCAATCCCGCTGCCAAGAGAAGATTCCTGAAGACCAATATTAGGCAATGCCCGAAGAGACGAGTTACCAAACGTCCATCTCGCAGAATCGAATACGACTCCGTCTTTCGATATTAGATTAATGGAGTCCACTGCCGTGGTGGATGCTGGCATTTTAATTTACCGTAATAGTTAGAGTGCTTGGATAGGTCAACATTCCTAAATGGTTCATTCTGATATCTCCGCTCAAAGCACCCGTGCCGTCAGTGGCATTAGAACCCAAAACTTCCGCCCTTACCGCTGAAGAAGTTTGAGTAAATGAAATATCGCCCGTACCGATTGTTCCCGCTGCACCACACGAAAAACCCTTATTAATATTGGTACTTCCAGCACTACACCAAACAAACCTATCGACTACCATCTCATTTGTCGTATCGGCATCTAGTGCCCTAGTCAATACCCAATTTGTTGACCCGTCGCCTGCAACCGTGACAGTATAAATCCCATTCTGCAATGCTGCTGTTTGATCTTTGACCAAAACCCGATCCTCCACAGACGGGGTTACCCCATCAACGGCAAACGCCGCCTGTGAACCAGAGTTGGTCAAAGTCGCCCCAACCCCAAGAGTTCCATTGTCATAAGCCGCAGACAAATTTGCCGTCGTGGCACATGACACGGACTCTTCCGGCAAAGTCAACACAACTGAAGTCACATACTCAACACCAGCGATACCGTCTAAAAGACTCACAATTTCATTGACACGAACCACACGGTCATTTTCCGTATTCAACACCCAATAATCGCTATCTAGATATGCTTGAAGCCCACTTTGAACAGCGGTCATAACAGTTCCTGACGCTGCCGAAGCGGTTTTAGCAACTACCGCCGTAACGCCAATCCCGACAAGTTCCGCATTATGAACTTCTACCGTCACACCCGTAGCGGTTTTTGCCGTAATCGCCGTACTAATAGTTGCAATATCGGCAGCACTGATAGTCGCATCTTCGATAGACCGGGAATAACCGTTAACGTTTTCACCGGCAACAACAAGAAGGACATAACCAGCGTATGAACCTCCGCCCGTGACCATATTTCGGTCAGAGAAACGTCGCATGTTGTACGCTTTAGCACGATAAACCGTTCCGGTATAATTTGTTAACACATACGATTTCAACTGATCTTGAGTAACCATAACGGAAGAATAGCCAGCCAACGTCGTGGTCGCCCTCGTGAAATACTCCGTATCTGTTTCCATGTCCAAACCGCCAGAAGGCTTAGAACTCAAAACCGTGCTGGAAACATACGGAACTGTGGCCAGCAATTGAAGGCTGCTGCCATTGGACGGGGTGTTAAATCCAATTCCAACCGCCTGAGCGGTAACCGCCACGGAAGTTAAAGACGCCGACCCAGACGCTACTATCGCAGCATCGTCAAGGGTGTACACAAACACAGATCCATCAGATCCGTAATAAGCCATTGCCGTATTGGCCGGGATCGTATACCCAGCCGTGTCGGTAAACGTAATCGTTACCGTCGCAGTTGCCTTGACACCATTCGATCTGTTGATCCCATATAACTTCAGTAATGTTTCAACGGTGGATGCAGGAAGCCGGTTCGCAGCATTGACCAAATTGGCGGTCTGAAACGCCGTGGCCTCCATCATTGTCGTTTCGATCTGTCCGACACGAGGAGTCCAATGAGGCATCAAGGCTCTTGCTTGTGTGAGGCTTTCCTCTAAAATAGCACTAGTAGCCTTATCGAATGGAGTTAGGTCTACATATGAAGACCAGTCTGGTGAAACCATAATCTACCCCTAAGTAAAGTTGACTTCGATAGTATCTAACGCGCCTCGCTGTTTGATCACATCTACATTTTCTAGTCTTATTGTGTCTCCATAAAACTGAATGAATTCACCCAGTAGTTGGGCGGGATCAAACTCCCCAAACGTCGGATCGTCTACTCCAAAAGTCGGAAACAACTTTCGCTCGTCCTTATGGGTTGACATAAACGCATGTATCTGTTCAGCCTTATAAGAATTAGAAGAATCATCTACCTTTACAAAGTCTCCGGTATTAGTAAACCGGAGAGGTATAGAAAGTACGTCCATAACATCCTACTTTAGCATCAACAACGATAGGATTTTACCCCCCCTGCGGCAGCGGGGACGAAACAAACCTACGAGAGAGGTTCATCCCCCCACATTTCACTCCAAGTGCCCGGACCAACGATTCCATCTCTAGTCAGACGATTGATCCGCTGAAACTGCTTAACTTTCCTCTTGGTTCCCCAACCAAAGATCCCATCAATCTTTCCGCAATCAATACCCAAAGCACCTAACCGCCGTTGCAAGACCTTCACCCGATCTGAACGTTCTTTTCTGCGAATCGGATTTGTCCTGATTTCAGCAGTAAGAGCAGCGTGATATCGCAACAATGCCCCCCAATCCATAACTGGTTCTTTTGTTTCTTCCTTAACCCCCGCGCCGGTCAAAGCGGGAGCGTCGAACCAATCGGATGAAGCACGAGGTTGATGATGCCACCACTCTCCACGAACCGTGGGATGCATCCCATACTCTTTAGCAATGTTGTTTACTTCCCACTTTTTTATTCCGTTACCACATAGACCGAAATCGACCGCATAGCAAAATCCGTCGTCCTGTTCCATGTGCCAACTTCCTCTCCAAATCCCAATACCATTTAAGGCTTTAGGTCCAAATCGTCTGTCGGGATTAGCGGCTAAATTGAATCCAGCCTTACGCTTTTTATAGCCATCATAGAAATATTTTTGTTTCGCATAAGTACGACATCCACTAGTTATTTGAACTCGTCCGCTGATACGCGGGTCATTGAAGAAGGCTTCTAACCTCTTTATGAAACGTGGATGAAGCAACGAGAGATCGACCCCTCGTTTGGCGGGGATGGACATTTCTTACCTTGGCCGTACAGGCCGGGTCGGCTTATGTATTCCACTCTTCAACCATCTATTAGTATAGAACTATCAACTCTCCAAGGCCGCAATGCGAACCTCTAATTCTTGAATAGCCTTGATAATCGGTCCAATCAGTTCCGTATACCGAAGTCCTTGCTCGTGATGTTCTTCCACAGCAGGAACGGCACGAACATTGTGTTTGGGGTCAGCCGGTAATTCAGGGTGTGCTTCGATCAGTGCGTTAGTCCAGATGGCTGTATCAGAAGCAGCATCCCCCAATACTGTTTCGACCTCCTGCCCTAGCAGCCCGTAGTGTGTCCTGA